CAGGATCAGGGCTTGGGTGTCGGAAAGCTTGGTCATCGTCGTCTCCCGTATCGGGGCGCGCGGAATGCGGGCCCTTCTACGAGGCCGAGCCCGCCAGTCGGCGGGCGGGACCGGTAGTGGGTCGTCTCACTCGGCGTGTTCGCCTTCTCTGAAGGCCATGTCGGCGATCTCGCGCAGCTTGGCGCGGTAGTGGTTCAGGGTGCCGACATGGCCCCAGTTGATCTCGTCGGGGTGTGTCTCGAAGTGATCGGCGCTGAGGGCGGCGAGCCGCTCCAGCATCGCGTCGATCTCGGTCTTCGCGGCGATAAAAGCGTCGAGGGCTTTCGTGTTGTCGGTCGCGCGGCGGGTCATCGGGGTGGCTCCTTGGGTCGAGTTGCATCGCTTCGTTGGAGTGACGTTCGCTCTGTCCGCCGTGCTTATCAACTCGATAAGCGCATGATTCTGAATGATAATCGGAGCCGTCGATGCAGGGCATGAGCGAGCGCCAGTACGCCGCGCATGTCGGGCTGTCGCGGGGCGCGATCCAGAAGGCCAAGGCCGCTGAGCGGCTGGTCCTCTATCCCGACGGCAGCATCAACGCGGCCGCCAGCGACGCCAGGCGTGCCGAGACGACGGACCCGTCCAAGACCCGCAAGCCGCCCGCGCCGAAGCTGAAGCCTGTTCCCGAGGCTGCCGTGGCCGCCGTCGGCGACACCCTGCGCGAACAGGGGCTGGCGGTCCCGGCCGTCGGGGGCGGCACGACCTTCCTGCAGGCGAAGACGGCGAACGAGGTGCTGAAGGCGCAGGAGCGGCGCATCCGTCTGCAGAAGCTGAAGGGGGAGTTGATCGAGCGGGCCCGCGCGCTGTCGCTGGTGTTCCGGCTGGCGCGGGAGGAACGGGACACGTGGGTGAACTGGCCCGCGCGTGCGGCGGCGCTGATGGCGGCCGAGCTCTCGGCCTCGTGCAGCGAGGCGACAGGCCAGCAGATCACCGTGGAGCCAGCCGCGATGCAGAAGGTGCTGGAGAAACATGTACGCGCCCACCTCGACGAACTCGCCGAGGTCCGGCCCGACTTCAGGTGATGATGACGCACTGACGGACTTCGACGGCGCGGGCGAGATCCTGCGGTCCTGGGGCAACGGGCTGCGGCCCGACCCGGACCTGACCGTCTCGGAATGGGCGGACCGGCACCGGATGCTCTCGGGCCGGGCCTCGGCCGAGCCCGGGCGATACCGGACAGTTCGCACGCCCTACATGCGCGAGATCATGGACCGGCTGTCGCCGGGCGATCCGACGCAAAGGGTCGTGTTCATGAAGGCCGCGCAGGTCGGCGCGACCGAGGCGGGCAACAACTGGATCGGGTTCGCCATTCACCAGGCGCCGGGTCCGATGCTGGCGGTCCAGCCGACGGTGGAACTGGCCAAGCGCAACTCGCGCCAGCGGATCGACCCGCTGATCGACGAAAGCCCGGAGCTGCGGGAGCGGGTGAAGCCCGCGCGATCCCGCGATGCGGGCAACACGATGCTGTCCAAGGAGTTCGCGGGCGGCATCCTGATCATGACTGGCGCGAACTCGGCGGTCGGGCTGCGCTCCACGCCCGCGCGGTACATCTTCCTCGACGAGGTCGACGCCTATCCGGCATCGGCCGACGAGGAAGGCGATCCGGTCACGCTGGCCGAAGCCCGGTCGCTGACCTTCGCCCACCGGCGCAAGGTGCTGCTGGTGTCGACGCCCACGATCCGGGGGCTCTCCCGCATCGAGCGTGAGTTCGAGGCCAGCGACCAGCGGCGGTTCTTCGTGCCGTGCCCGCATTGCGGCGCGATGCAGTGGCTGAAGTTCGACCGGCTGCGCTGGCAGAAGGGCCGCCCGGAGACGGCCGAGTATCACTGCGAGGGCTGCGAGACGCCCATCGCGGAACACCACAAGACGGCCATGCTGGAGGGCGGCGAATGGCGGGCGACCGCCGTCGCCGCCGATCCGACCACGGTCGGGTATCATCTCTCGGCGCTCTATTCGCCGATCGGCTGGCTCAGCTGGGAGCGTATCGTGCGGGCATGGGACGCGGCGCAGGGTTCGGACGAGGCGATCAAGGCGTTCCGCAACACGATCCTCGGCGAGACATGGGTCGAGACCGGCGAAGCCCCCGACTGGCAGCGGCTCTACGACCGGCGCGAGCGCTGGACGTCCGGCACGGTGCCTGCGGGCGGGCTGTTCCTGACGGCCGGGGCCGACGTGCAGAAGGACCGGATCGAGGTCGACGTCTGGGCCTGGGGTCGTGGGCTGGAAAGCTGGCTCGTCGATCACGTCGTCATCGAGGGCGGGCCGGACCGGCATGACGCCTGGTCGGAACTGACGGCGCTGCTGGATCGAAGCTGGCCGCATGAACGCGGCGCGCATCTCAGGATCGCGCGGCTCGCCATCGACACGGGCTACGAGGCCCCGGCGGTCTACTCCTGGTCGCGGGCGCAAGGCTTCGCGCAGGTCTCGCCGGTCAAGGGCGTCGAGGGGTTCAACCGCGCGAGCCCGGTCTCTGGGCCAACCTTCGTCGACGCGACCGAGGGCGGCAAGCGGCTGCGGCGTGGCGCGCGGCTCTGGACCGTGGCGGTCTCGACCTTCAAGGCCGAGACCTATCGCTTCCTGCGGCTGGCGCGCCCGACCGAAGAGGAGATGGCCGACGGGGCCGCGTTCCCGCCCGGCTCGGTCCACCTTCCGCATTGGGTCGAGAACGAATGGCTGAAGCAGTTCGTCGCCGAGCAGCTGGTGACGGTGCGCACCAAGCGCGGCTTCGCCCGGCTGGAATGGCAGAAGCTGCGCGAGCGCAACGAGGCGCTGGACTGCCGGGTCTATGCCCGCGCGGCCGCCTGGATCGCGGGCGCGGACCGCTGGCCCGACGAGAAATGGCGCGACCTCGAGGATCAACTCGGGGCGGCCCCCACCGACACCGATCCCGCCGGGCAGATCAACCGGCCGGGACAGGCTCCGCAGGGCAAGCGCCGCTCCGACTGGCTCGGGCGGCGCGGAGGATGGTTCTGACATGGTGAGGACCGGTCCGCGCAGCGGATGCGAGGCTCCAGTGGAGCGTCGCAAGGAACGAACGCACTGAGCGGGAGCGAAGGGGATGGATTGGACGGACACCGAGCTCTCGGCGCTGCGCCGAGCCTTTGCCAGCGGCACGACGCGGGTCAGCTATGACGGCAAGTCGGTGGACTACGGCTCGGCCGAGGATCTGCTCGCCCGCATCCGGACCATCGAACGCGCCATCGCGGGCACTGCCCGACCGCTGCCGATCGCTGGGCTCGCGGGCTTCTCGCGCGGGGACCGGTGATGTCGGCAAACTGGTTCGACCACGCCATCGCCACGGTGGCGCCGCGCATTGCCGCCCGCCGCGTCATGGCGCGTCAGGCCTTCGAGAACCTGACGCGCGGCTATGACGGGGCGGCGCGGGGGCGGCGCACGGAGGGCTGGCGCGCGCCGGGATCCTCGGCCGATACCGAGATCGGCGTGGCCGGGGCGCTGCTGCGTGACCGGATGCGCGATCTGGTGCGCAACAACCCACACGCGGCCAAGGCCGTCGCGGTGCTGGTCAACAACATCATCGGCGCGGGGATCATGCCGCGCGCCGCCAGCGGCGACGACAGGCTGGACCGCAAGGTCGATGCGCTGTTCGAGCGCTGGACGGCGGAGTGCGATGCCGACGGCCAGCTCGACTTCTACGGCCTGCAGACTCTGATCTGCCGCGAGATGGTCGAGGCGGGCGAAGTCCTGGTGCGTCGCCGGTTGCGCCGGGCAAGCGACGGACTGCCGGTGCCGCTGCAATTGCAGGTGCTGGAGGCCGACTTCCTCGACGCCACCAAGTCCGGCGCCCTCGGCGCGGGACGCCTCGTGCAGGGGATCGAGTTCGACCCGGTCGGCAAGCGCCGGGCCTATTGGCTCCATGCCGAACATCCCGGCGACGCCTATGGCGCGTTGCAGAACGGCCTGCAGAGCCGCCCGATCCCGGCGACCGAGATCGCCCACATCTATGAGAAGCAGCGCACGCAGGCGCGCGGCGTCCCCTGGGGCGCGCCGGTGATCCGATCGTTGCGCGATCTCGACGACTACGAGGTGGCGGAGCTGGTCCGCAAGAAGACTGAGGCCTGCGTCACCGCCATCGTCTTCGGCGACGACGAGGCGCAGCAGGGTATCGCGCCGTCGGTGGTCGACGCCGACGGCAACCGGGTGGAGCAGTTCGAGCCGGGGCTGATCGCCTATGCGCGCGGCGGCAAGGACATCCGGTTCAACCAGCCCTCGGCAACCGGCGGCTATGGCGAATACAAGCGCGCCAGCCTGCACACGATCTCGGCAGGGTTCCGGGTGCCATATGAATTGCTGACCGGGGACCTGTCCCAGGTGAACTATTCCTCGATCCGGGCGGGGCTCGTGGAGTTCCGCCGCCAGATCGACGCGGTGCAGTGGCAGCTGTTCATTCCGATGCTCTGCGCCCCGGTCTGGCGCTGGTTCACGGAAGCCGCATGGGCGGCGGGCCAGATCCCGTCGCCCATCGTGCCGGTCGAATGGTCGCCGCCAAAGTTCGAGGCGGTCGATCCGCAAAAGGACGCGATGGCGAACCTGCTGTCGATCCGCTCCGGCACCATGACGCTGGCCGAAGTGATTGCGAAACAGGGCCGCAACCCCGACGCCGTGCTGGCCGAGATCGCCGCGACCAACGCCAAGCTCTACGCGCTTGGGCTGGTGCTCGACAGCGGTCCGCGCCGCGTCACCAAGACCGGCAGCGCACAGACGTGACATTATTGCTCGTCCACGCTACCTTTTGGGAGAAGTTCGGCTGAGGGCCAATATGTCGTCGAGTAAACCCAAATTTGTACTTCAACGGATGTCAGACACGTCCGACGAAAGCCTGCTAGACGAGTTGAAGCGAGTGGCCCTAGCCATTGGCCCGGGTTCAATGACCAAGGCAAATTTCGATGAGGTCAGCCGCGTGAGTTCGTCGACGGTGCAACGTAGGTTTGGATCGTGGGAGGACGCTTTGCGATTGGCAGGATTGGCCGATAGATATACCCGAAGCGGCTACAGCGCTCCGGTTGGCGTTGGTCGGCGACAATCGACAGATGCCGAGATTCTGGAAGAACTAAGGGACTTGGCCAAGGCATTGGGCAAGGATTGGCTCAATAGTGAAGAGATTCGCTCCAATTTGAGCCTGGCGACATCAACACTAATCAGCCGGTTCGGCTCTACTGGAAACGCGCTTACGAGAGCAGGACTCAAGCAGAGCAGGGTTGGTCGTCGATACTCTGACGAGGAACGTTTTGAGAACCTTTTGCTCGTCTGGACGCATCTAGGTAGAGCGCCTAAGTATCAGGAAATGAATCGACCTCCGTCAAGTGTTGGCGCAAAAGCTTACGTCACAAGATACGGAGGTTGGCTCAAAGCCCTCGAGGCCTTCGTTGCCAGCGCAGAAGGCGATAGTGATTCTATCAAGGACACGACCTCAGCAGACGAAAAGGTGACCGAGCGAAATCAGCATGTTGTGTCTGCTCCGGCCTCTCAGCCGGAGGATCAACGCAACATACGCTTGGGTCAGCGATTTCGGATACTAAAGAGAGATAGTTTCAAGTGTGTATTGTGTGGAAATAGTCCTGCCGTAGATCCGACCTGCAAGCTGCACGTTGACCACATCACCCCATTCTCACGAGGCGGAAAGACGATTGATGTAAACCTGCGCGCCCTTTGCGCGGACTGCAATATTGGGAGGGGAGATCGGTTTGATGATTGATTTCGTCCATTCCATTATTTGGTAATAGCTTCGCCGACGACCTGGCCAAACGCGGCGTCAGCGTCGAGGAGTCCCGCCGCCTGATCCTCGACCAGGTCGCCGCGAAATCCGACGAGACCCGGACCTTCGGCCATGTCTCCGTCCCGCTCGGCGGCCGGGACGAGCGCATCACCCGCCGCGATGCCGTGGCGAATGCGCTGCTGCACCGCTACAGCCCGACGCTCTTCCAGCTGGAGGACGCCGCGCGCCAGTATCGCGGCATGACCCTGCTGGAACTCGCTCGCGAAAGCCTCGGCAATGCCGGGGTCAACACGCGGGGTCTTTCGCGCGACGAGGTGGCGACGCGCGCGCTGCACTCGACCTCGGACTTCCCCGAGATCCTCTCGGCGGTCACCAACAAGACGCTGCGGCAGGCTTACGAGGCGTATCCCCGCACGTTCATGCTGTTCTGCCGCCAGGTGCTGGCCACCGACTTCAAGGCGATGCACCGGGTGCAGCTCGGCGAAGCGCCGCAGTTGCTGGAGGTCGGCGAGAGCGGCGAGTTCAAGCGCGGCACGCTCGGCGAGAGCAAGGAGAGCTACAAGGTCAAGACCTATGGCCGGGTGGTCGCCATCACCCGCCAGACGCTGATCAACGACGATCTTGACGCCTTCACCCGCATCCCGGCGATGTACGGCAACTCCATCGCCCAGCTGGAGTCGGACGTGGTCTGGGGGATCATCACCGCCAACCCGGCGATGGCCGACGGCAACGCGCTCTTCCACACCACGCACAAGAACCTCGCGGGCACTGGCGCGGCGCTCGACGTGAGCAGCGTCGGTGCGGCCCGCGCGGCGATGGCCAAGCAGACAGGTCTCGACAAGAAGGCGGTGCTCAACGTCCGCCCCGCCTTCCTGATCGTGCCCGCCTCGCTGGAGCTGAAGGCCGAGCAGCTGGTCGCCCAGAACCTCGTGCCCGCCGCGACGTCCAGCGTGGTGCCGCAGTCGATCCGGACGCTCGCGCCGATCAGCGAGCCCCGGCTCGACGCCGCCAGCGAGACCGCCTGGTATCTGGCGGCCAGCCCCAACCAGATCGACACCATCGAGTACGCCTATCTCGAGGGTCAGCAGGGCGCCTACATCGAGACGCGCAACGGCTTCG